GCCATAGTGTTATGCTTTGATTAATAAGTTTTCTAACTGCGAAGCCTCGTTTAACCGATTTTTAGCCCAATTGTCTATTTGTTCTGACGTGGTTTCATCCTTAAAAGATTTTCCAAACATCGGGCTTTTATCGCCCCTTAAATAAACCCCTACAAAAGTTGTGTAATTTGATTGGTTAGGGCGTTTAGTTGCCTTTATGCTATAAACACCGCTTGAGTGTGCAATTATTGATAGTGTTTTCATAATGTTATGAGTTTAAAGTATAGTTGCGGGTTACTTCTGTTGATAGTTTTTGGTGTGTTTTATTTGCATATTTGCTTAGCTTGTTTATTGTTATATGGTCGTTAGTGTTGATATTGACAGCAAAACAAGGCTTTGGAGTGTTGGAACTTTCCAAAACCCTATAATAAAATTTGAAAGATTAACCGAATAAAACCATGCCAAACAAATACAACCAACAAGTTGAAAACTTTGCGGGCTGCTTATTGATAGCCCTATTTATAACCGCTTTAATCGTAGCAATATGTTCAATATAACCCAATACCCAAACAAAGCTAAAGTATACATTGGCCCATCATTTGAAGCGGCCCAAACATACTTAAAAGAAATAGCGACCCGAAGCATAAACGGTGGCTTTAAAATCGAGTTAACCGATACTTTCTTAACCGTATACGGTTAAATGGAAACGGTTTTTAGTATTGAGGCAGAGTAATATTTTGCTTATTTTAAAATAAATATTACATTTGTAATAATAACATCATGAAAGAAACACTTAAAACAATATTCGCACATATAGCAGCCGTGATAGTGCTTGCGCTTTTATTGGGCAATATAGTTCAGTACATGCAATGTCAGGCGCATATCGGAACAATTATCCACCTACAAAAAGAACTTGAATTACAGCAAGATGTAACCATTAAGGTATTAGATAAAGTAACAGACAAAAACGGGTGCAGAACCATTAAATAACCATGACTTACCAAACAATCAATTTATACCGAATAACCGACAGCAAGGGCCGACAAATTGAAGGTAACTTAGAAAGTGAAACCAAAGCCAAACAAATGGTTGCACTATTTGAACTACTTGATAAACGTGAAAATCGGTACATTAAAGACTTTTATAAAATCGAAAAACAATAATTATGGCAACTAAAATAAAAAATGCAGCAGAATTAATAAAACAATTATATAGCCTTGATGGTGGTAGCAGCGGTGGCTATGGGCATATTGTGTTTGATGATGGAAACGTAGAAACGCATCATGTTCAGTTTTGTATTAAAGAAGCCGAAAAAGGTGGATACAATTATTCAGAAGAAGTCCGTTTAGCCTCATTAAGGGCTTTAGAGTCATTATTAACCTTAACAGAAAGACAGCGCAATAATGCTATTTATTATTCTTTCAATAACTTAATAAAACAACAATGAAAACATTAATCACAATCGGCAATCGCTATGTATTACAACATGGTGAAGCTAAAAGAAGTTTTAAGGATGCGCATGAATTATGCAATCACATTAACCGCTTTAATCTAAAGAGTGAAATTAGCGGGTTAAATCAACTACCTGACTATTTTAAGGGATTAATAGGTTATTCAGAGCCTCGCAAGCCTTTGTTATTCGGTGTACAATTAAGCATAGCACTATGATTATCTATTTATTTGCTTTATCTTTACTTGTACGCTGTATAGTTTGGGTAAAGGATAGGATGTAACGTAATGCGTATATACGAGGTACGCCTTAACGAAAACTTTAAATTATAAACAAATGCTTGTAGGCGTATCTTGTATATACGCTGTTAGCAAATCGTAAAATTATGACCACAGAAGAAATTTTGCAATCACTTTGTTACTATGATAAAAGAAACCCTGATTGCACAGCAGATGATGAAGATATTGAAGACCACAAAGCACAACTTTTAAGAGTTTCTAAAAAGTTAGGTTACAACAAAACTTGCAGTTGTGATAATTGCTTTTATGGTAGAACAAAGTTAGCAGAGGAACTCTTAAAAGTGATTGCAACCACAAATGTTGCTTCATAATTTTATGTTTGCTAACTAATGGCTAAGAGTAATAAATGTATATTAAATATTATGAAACTACTTGTTTATAAGAAAGTTATAGGATTCACAAAACAACAAAAGGAAGCCTTTGAAACATTAGAAAAGTATGATGTAAATGTGAATCAATTTATACGACAAGCCGTAAAGGAAAAGTTACAACGAGATTGGAAAGGAATTAAAGAGAAAATAGAAACAACTAAACTACCATTTTAAACTATGGAAACAAAGCTAAACGTAACAAAAGACATACAAGCAAAAGTATGGGAGTTTTACTCTAAAGGATTAACACAAAAGGATGTTATCCGAGAGCTTGGAATAACTGAGAAGGCAGTAGCACATTATTATATCTTATTTACAGCTACCTATGGCCAGCAAAGAATAAGCAAAGAAGTACAGCTAAAAGCCTTAGAAGATAAGTTGTTTAAAGAGTTGGAAATTAACCCTAATAGCAACTTATGTTATCAGTTAGAACAACAGTATTGCACTTTTTTATTAAACAGTAAATAACTAAAATAATTGTTAAATAATTTGGTGGAATGGAAAATGTTTTGTAGATTTGCAAATAGATTTAACTAAATAAACTAAAATGAGCGACAAAGTATTTATAGGAAGCGGTAAAGTAATCCCAACTAAGTTTGGCGAACTTACTAAAATTTCATTCAGCGAGAGTGATATTGATAAACTAAAAGCTAATCTTACAAATGGATGGATTAACCTTGTAGTAAAAGAAAAGAAAGACAAGATTGAAGGCAAGCCTACCCATTACTTGGAGGTTGATACTTGGAAACCGAATACAGATAAAGATGGTGGTCAAAGCGTATCACAGTTCCAACAAGCGGATTATGAAAATCTTCCTTTTTAATGACAAAAGACGCTATTCTTAAAGAACTATTTGAGAATAAGGAGATATACCGAGTAGCAAAGAAATATTGTAACTACGATAATCTTCATGGCGACCTTATCTCTGAACTATACATTACGCTACAAAATAAAGAAGATGCTTTCTTTGAAAGATTAGATAAAAAGCAGTTATTTCTTTATTGTTGTGGCATTTTGTATTTTAGCTGGAATAGTCCAACAAGTCCATTCTACAAAAAGTATAGAGCGTTTCAGTACTCAGAGTTAAAGGGATTTGACTTAGCCAATGCAGAAGAAGATAAAGATACTTTTTGTGTAGCCTATTGGATAGATAAGATTAATAAGAATAGCATAATAACAGATAATAACAGCTTAGTAAAGGTAAGGGTATTCGAGAAATATTTGGAGTTAAAATCATACCGTAAAGTAGGTGCTGAGTTTAATATCCCATTTAAGACCGTAGAGTACATAGTTAAAATGTTTGTAAACGATATTAAAGAATGAAAAAAATATTAGTAGTAACTTCGGAGCGAATCACTGGTTTAAATTACCACCGACAAATAACACCATTCTTTAATCTTAAAGGATTTGATATTGAGTATAAACGGGTTTTAACTCCCGAAGAGGTTTTGGGCGGTTATTGTGATAGCTTTGATTGTGTTAGCTTTTTAAGGTTAATCAATAAGCAAGGTAGAACTGAGGAAATGGTAAACTACCTAAAGGCTAAAGGCATTAAGATACATTTTGATATTGATGACTACTGGGTTTTACCAAGTAACCACGCTTTATTTGAAGGTTATAAAAAGGATAAGATTGCGCAACAAGTAATAGAGGCTTTGAAAAGTGCTGACTTTGTAACCACTACAACTGATAAACTTGCACAAGTAATTAGTCAACATAATAAAAATATCTATGTACTACCGAATGCAATAGACCCAACACATGAGCAGTGGACTAATGCAACACTACCAAGTGATAAGTTAAGATTTGGATATATTGCAGGAGTACACCACGAAAAAGATGCAGAGATACTTTACGATAATTTAAACCTATTATACTTTGAAAAGGAGTTAAAAGGTAAATATCAGATTTGCGCTGCTGGATTTAACATTAGTAAGTATGGCGACAAACACTACGTTAATCCTTATTATCAGTACTTAGAGCAACTGTTTACGAATAACTACAAACACTTGCCTAAAGAATATGAGGACTATTTAATGCAGTATGTTCCTGATAATAACTACGATTATAATGAGATTTATCGTAGATTATGGGGAATGGATACGGTAAACTATGGCAAGTCTTATAACTTTATTGATGTAAGTTTAATCCCTTTAAGAGAAACATTATTTAGCAGTTGTAAAAGTCAGTTAAAGGTAATTGAGGCAGGCTTTATGAAAAAGGCTTGTATAGTATCAAATGTGCAACCTTATACACTTGATTGTAATAGTGATAATAGTATATTGATTGAGCCTAATAAGAACGGTAGAGGGTGGTATAAGGCTATGAAAAAGCTAATTGAGAACCCTAGTATGGTAGCTGATCTAGGCGAGGCTATGTATGAAACGGTAAAGGATAAATATCACATTGAAACGGTTAACGTAGAACGCAAACAAATCTTTGAACAATGGCTAAGTTAAAACGATACGGTAATTATTTTTTTAAGGAGGTTGTAATAGGAAATCATATATTTATAACTCCATCACATGAGATTGTAAATAATAAAATTGTGTATTTCAAATGAAAATAGGTATAGGAATAACAACATACAATAGACCTGAGATGCTACAAAAGTGTTTAGATAGCATTAGAAAGCATACGTTTATGGATGGAGTAACTATTTATGTAGCAGATGATAGTATAGAGCGTAAAGGTGTTGCATATCGTAAGAACGAGTGTTTAAGAGCGTTAAAGAATAATGACTATATTTTCTTACTGGATGATGATGTAGAGATTATAAATGATGGATGGATTGAATTTTTTGTTAATAGTGGGCATGAGCATTTATTGTACTTAGATAAGAGGCTACATAACTATTGCGGAAAGTATAACGGTATGGATATATTTAGAGATTGTGGTGGAGTATTTATGTTTATGACAAAAAAGGCTATTGAAAAGGTAGGAGCGTTTGATGAGAAATTCGAGTTATGGGGCATGGAACATTGCGACTGGTCTATGCGTTGGAATGATAAGATAAGAGAGTTTTATATGCTTGATGGGACAGAAAACTATATCTACTCCGAAGATTACAGCAATCCTAATCATAAAAGCAGTATAACAAATGAAGAAAAAAATTTGTTATTTAAAAAAAACTTTCCTAAATTTGCCAAAGGAATAAATAAAATATATATACCATTATGAAATATAAAGCAGATATAGTATTTCTTTTTAATACAAAAGAGATAAAAAATAAAAGAAAAATAGATAAATTAATGTCTAAGTTTTCAGATAATATGGTTGCAATCTATGGTGTTGCTGGCATTATTTGGGGGTTTGGTTCTCATTATAATAAGGAGTATAAAAAGGCTCTTTCTACATACTATGTTGTGTTTAGTAATGATGAATTGAAATTAAATGAAATGAAGTTTTACTCAGAACAAATACATATAAAAATTATTAATGAGTTTAATTTGCAAATTAAAAGTAAGTTAAAAAAATAGTATTATGAGTTTAAAAATTTTGTTCAAGTACACTACACGCTCAAGGCGTTCTAACTTTCTAAGAGGTATTGATAGTATTATTGATAACCTTGCAGATAAAGAGAACTACCATATCTATACTACATTTGATGTAGATGATGATAAGATGCGTCCATTACCTGAGATAAAAGGAAACCATACATACATAGCAGGAACGAGTAAGAGTAAGATAGATGCCATAAATAGGGACATGGATTTTATCAACTCTCAATACGATTGGCAAATCATTATCAATATGTCGGACGATATGGTTTTTATTCAAAAAGGATTTGATGATATTATTCGTAAAGAGTTTACGGATGGAAGCATAACTAACTTAGACCAGTATATACATTTTAACGATGGTAATCAAAAGGCTAATGTATCAACGATGCACATAGTAGGTAGAGATTATTATAACAGGGATAACTATATTTACAATCCTGAGTATAAGTCTTTATGGTGTGATGTAGAAAACGATATGGTCGCAAAGTTAAGAGGTTGTTATAAATACGTTGGCGACAATATTAGGTTATTTTCACATCTTCATCCAGCTTTTAACCTTGCTCCAAACGATGAACAATACATGAAAACAGAGCATAGAGATATGTGGATAGCAGACGAACAAACATTTAATAAACGTAAACAAAACAATTTCTATGTACTCACAAAATAACGAAGAGGAATTTATCTTAGACTACTTTAAGGAATTTAAAGGCACATTCTTAGACTTAGGGGCTTACGATGGTAAAGACTTATCAAACACAAGGGCGTTAATGGAACGTGGATGGGATGGTATATGTTTTGAGCCAAACCCTACTATCTTTGAAAAGCTGGCGAATAACTGTATGGAGTTTAAGAACGTCTATTGTTATGAAATGGCAATGGGAACTATTAACGGAACATTTAAGTTAAACGCAAACGATACATACTACTCTACTTTAATTGATAGCGAGTTAGAAAGATGGAAAGGGGCTTTTGAGTTTAAAGAGGTTGAGTGTGAAGTTATAGACTTTGAAACATTTATGATTACAAGTCCATTTAAGACGTTTGACTTTATCTCCATTGATTGCGAGGGTATTGATTATGAGATACTTAAACAAATAGACTTAAACAAAGTAGGGTGTAAGATGGTATGCGTAGAAACGAATGGCAAAGAAACAAATAAGTATATTGATTACATAAAAGAGTTTGGATTCTATTTAGTTACTTCAAACCCTGAGAATATTATAATGGCTAAATGAAATTATCAATTCTTATAAGGTCAATAGAAAGTAGGAGAGATAAGCTAACTACATTACTATCTCACTTGTACGCTCAAATAAATGATTTGAGAGCTTATCTTGACGTTGAAGTATTATATGAAATAGATAATAAACAGATAACATCAGGAGCAAAAGCGAATAAGTTATTAAGTAGAGCAGGTGGAAAGTATATTGTATTTATAGATGATGACGATTGGGTAGCAGATTGCTATGTAAGTGAGATGCTAAAGGCTTGTGAAAGTGATTGCGATTGTTTCGGTATTACTGGTTACTATTCTATTGATGGAGGTAAAAACATTAAATGGATTTTGTCTAAGGATAACGAAGATAGAGATACTTATGAGAATAGCGAACCTTTACTATTAAGAAAGACAAACCATATAACTGGAGTTAAAAGAAGTATAGCTATTGCTAATGGGTTTCCTGATAAGTCTAATGCAGAAGATAAAGGGTATACACAAGGATTAGTATTAAATACAGAATATAAAATAGAACTACCAATGTACTGGTATAGGTATTCATCAATAAATAAAGAGTATGCTTAGTATATTAATACCATCAATCCCTGAAAGGAGTTTGAAATTAAATAAATTATTACTACATTTGCAAAAGCAGATTGACTATTGTGATAATATACACAGAACATTAGGTAAGGTAGAAGTAGTAGTAGATGATAGTAAAAGGTTCTTACAAGGCGGGTTAAGTATAGGCGACAAAAGAAATGGTTTATTAAACCGTTCAACTGGTAAGTATATTTGTTTCTTAGACGATGACGATTGGACAAGTCCAGACTATGTAGAAACATTATTGAGGCTATGTAATCAAGATAAGGATGTATGTACGTTTAAGTCTTTGTTTAAATGTGATGACTATTGGACTGTAATTAATATGCAGTTGGGTAATAGTAACGATGGTGCAACACCCGAGAGAGAGGTAAAAAGGAACGCATGGCATGTTTGCCCTATTCGTAGAGATATAGCAATTGAGTATGAGTTTAATGGATTGAATCATAATGAGGATTGGGATTGGATGGGTAGAGTATTAAACGGAGTTAAAACAGAAGCACATAGTGAAAGGATATTACACAACTACAATCACTATAAATTAGATAGTGAAGCAGATAAGATACTAAATGAAAACACTAATAATTAGTTACGCATCAAAAGGGAGGGAAGATTATCATAAAGGATTAAAAAGACTTATTGATAGTTGTAAAGGATACGAGCTTAGAATGTACTCTCCTGATATGGTTGAGCGTGAATATAATGGAGTTGAGATATTAACTCCAAATGTTACACCACATAGCGAAGTGCCTTATAAGTTTAAGTTAGACTTAATACAGCAAGCTGTTAAGGATGGTTACGAGAGTATAGTGTGGTTAGATAGTTCTTTGCAAGTGGTTCGAAATTTAGATGAACTGTTTAATAATTCAGCAGGCTTTTGTTTCCATAACTTAGGGCATCCATTAAAGAATTACATTAGTGATTTAGCAGTAGATAACCTTATAATGTCTGATATTGAACTAAAAACTACTCCGCAAATATGGGGCGGTGCTTTTGGTTTAGACTTTAGTAATCCAGATGCTCACAAGATATTAAGAGTACTTATAAGACAATCTGAGATAGGTTCTTTTAATGATGGTTCAAGTACTCGTGAAGGATTTATAGCACATAGACACGACCAAGCGGTTATGAGTGTTATATTTAATCGTTTTAAAGTAAAGATGTACGACTACGGATATATTACAACTGCATCACATTGCTTTGAGCCTTATGAATTTGGTAATCATTCTTACATACATCACTTATCTATATGAAGTCAAACAAACAAATATTCCAATACTGTTACGCAACTGAGCAAACGTGTTATAATACTATTGATATGGTTAACTATATCATAAACAATAATATACAAGGCGATATTATAGAGTGCGGTGTAGGCGGTGGTGGTCAAATAGCTTTGATTAAGTCAGCATTAGCAAATAGAAACGAAACACGAAACATTATAGCGTTTGATTCTTATGAGGGTATTCCTTTTGGGATTGAGGCTAAAGATAAAGAGCAAGCAGGAATAGGCAAGATGGATGGAATGGATGGTAGACTTGAAAGTACTGGTATAACTGTACACTCTTTAGAGAATGTAATTAGCAATATAACTGAATGTGTTGGCAATGTAAATGATATTACTTTTGTTAAAGGATGGTTTCAAAATACATTACCTGAGTACAAGCCCAATAAAATAGCATTACTTAGATTAGATGGGGACTTATACGAGAGTACAATGGTTTGCCTTAATCATTTGTTTAGTTCAGTAGCTAAAGGTGGTGTAGTTATTATAGATGATTACGGTCTTTATGGTTGTAAGTTAGCTTGTGATGAGTTCTTTAAATCAATAAAGTATAAACCAAAGTACATTGATATTGAGGGCAGTACATCTAAATATTTTATCAAATAGTATGCACAAAACACTAAAATTTATATATAATAATGACTAAAGAGCAATACGAAGAGGCGGTTAAGCATAGGGAAGTATTAGAACTATTTAATCGAATAGGCGAATATGTAGGAGGGTGCGCAGAACTTGTAAAGAAGATTTCTCCTGACACTGACACTGGATGTCCATCTTGCATGAGTGCCTTTTTAATCACAACTTACAATAGAATGTTAGAATATGAACGGAATATGTCGAGTATGTGAGTTAATAGATAACGATACAACACTAAAAGAAGTAGAGTATTGCGAACTATGTAAAGCGAATATATGTAACGAATGTAAACCAAACCTACTTAAAAGAGGTAAAGCAGCAATAAAAGAACAAATGAAAAAACTAATAGCATTAACAATAATTACTTTCACTTTAGCTTGTAACGAAGATAAACCTTTTACAGAGTTAAAAGAATACCCTAAACAAGATAAGTATATGGATAGTCTAAACAGAAGATCGGATAGCCTAATGTTAGATTACAGTAACTTTAAACAAGCACAAGCTGATAGTATTGCTAAACTTTATAGATAATGGCAGCACCAAAGGGGAATAGATTCGCTTTAGGACTTACCACAAACGGTAGACCTCCCATATATGAAACTCCTGAACAAATGATGGAAAAGGCAATAGAGTACTTTGATATTGAAACAGGAGCAAACGGGATCTGTAAACCCACAATAAGTGGTTTAATATTCCATTTAGGGTTTGAAAAGAGGCAAAGTTGGTATGATTATAAGGCAAGAAGTAAAGATTTTTCTTACACAATCTCGAGGTTGCAATCTTTTATCGAATCATGCTACGAAAAGAACCTACATGGCTTTGCTTATGCTGGTAGTATATTTGCATTAAAGAACCTTAATAGTAAGGATTGGAAAGACGAAGTACATAGTGAAGTTAATCAAACTAATAAAAATATAACAGTAAGTTTTGGAAGTAACACTATACAGCCCCCATCGGAATCAACTCAAGATTCACAATAGTATAGAGAACGAACCTTACAAGTATTACGTTTTAAATATTGGTAGGCAGTTTGGTAAGTCTTTATTGGCTACTAATCAATTACTCAAGTGGTGTTTATCGGATAACGATTGCAAAGCTGCTTGGGTATCTCCTATTTATAAGCAGGCAAAAAAAGTATTTGATGAGATAGATACTGCATTAAGTAATACTGGATTAGTAATAGAACGCAATAAGCAGGAGTTGTATTTTAAGTTTACCAATGGCAGTACACTACAATTCTTTAGTGCTGAGAGATACGATAACATAAGGGGCTTTACATTTCATTACTTAGTATGTGATGAGTTCGCCTTTATGGATAGTGAGGCGTGGACTGAGGTACTAAGGGCAACGGTATTAGTTAAAGGTAAGAAAGTATTGCTTATATCCACTCCAAAGGGTAAGAATCACTTTTACCACTTACACCAATTAGATGGGGTTAATCCTCAATATAAGAGCTTTACAATGAGTTCTTATGATAACCCTATAATTAACCCTACTGAGATAGACGATGCAAAAGTAACACTACCTGAGCATATTTTTAAGCAGGAGTATTTAGCTGAGTTTATAGACGGTGGTGCTGGATTGTTCTTAGATATGAACTATACTAATGACGTTCAAACAAGTAGTAGGTATTATGCAGGGATTGACTTGGGTAGGGCGGACGATTACACCGTACTAACTATATTCAATGAGATAGGGCAAATGGTTTACTGTGATAGATGGCGACAAAACAGTTGGGCAAACATTGTTAATCAGATAACCAATAAGCTAAACGAATACCAAGCCTATGCAATGGTGGAGGTTAATAGTATAGGGGATGCTATCTTTGAACAGATACAAAACAATATCAATTTTAAGGATAGATTAGAGGCTTTTGTTACAACAAGCAAGAGTAAGCAGGATATTATAGAACAATTAATGGTAGGCAACCAAAACAAAGAAGTAACCTTTTTAGATAGAGATTGGCTAAGAAAGGAGTTTGAGGTATTTACCTACGAATATAACCCCAAAACAAAAAGCATTAAGTATTCAGCCCCTAATGGATTCCATGATGACGGAGTTATGAGTACTGCAATAGCTTATAATTGTTACAAGCAATCTAAGTTAAGGGGAGTTTACCACATAGCATAATTCTTTTGCACAAATGCTTAACTTTTATATATAATAGTATGAAAGTTAAAGTACCTAAAGGGTGGAATGAAGTAACCCTAAAACAATTTTACAACTTACAAGAGGCTGTTGGAATGGATTTTACGGATGGATTGGA